TCTTGTAGCTGATGCGGATGAGATAGCGATATTCAGCCATATAATCAACATTATATACTATTAGCGTATGTTTTGTTATGTTAAGCGGCTAAAAGCGTAAAATGGTACAAAATTATCGCTCTGTAAGCTGTTTAAGCTGTTTAAAGCGGTATAAACACGTCTACCCCCTGTGCCTCAGACGATACTATTCATAGAGAACATATGAAACACTGGACATGGTACAAATTCCTTGTATTTACGGGCTTTTTGCAAAACAATACATAATGTAGATTATGCGACATAGGTCAATAATTGCTTGAGTTTACAACGAAAACGATAGCCCCCCGGGGGGTCTAAATTCGTAGGGGGTACCCGCCGAGCGCGCTTTTCCCTATGCGTTATCTAAAGAGCCTCTGTATTTTTTGAGCTTTACAAAAAGGGTAAAGTTTAAAAAGCCTAAGTAATAGTTTAACGTAGCTGGGGGCTTGACAGAGTTTAACGCACATGGTACAGTATGGGGAGTTATGGTAGTGGTGGAGACAAAATCATTTCACTCTCTTTCTCTCTCACAAACTAAGACAATCAAACGACAATACACTGCTGCCATAGCCCATGTATGAAAGAGATTAATAAGAAAATAGACAAGGACGTTATGGCTCGTGTAAAAAAGAAATTTAAAGAGGTGGATAAGGATAATCCGCCGGTGGAGTTGGTAGCGGATCGGAATAACCCGGTACAAATACCGGAGCATTATGCGTATACGATGGCTCAGATTGCTTTTTTAGAGGAGTACAAGAAGACGTTGGACCCGGACAAGGCGGCGAAAGCGGCTGGGATTGATAAGCGAGTGGCGGCGACGTGGATGAAGAAGCCGCATATTGAAGAAGTTGTGGTGAGTGTTCACAAGACGTATGTGAAGGCGGTGATGTTGGATGCGAAAATTGCGGCGGGGCAGTTTGAGGAAGTGTTGCAGTCGTTGATGCAGCGGTTTGAGGAGGGGGATTCTCGGGTATCGGGAGCGTTGGCGAGTATGGTGAGTAATAAGATGAAGTTTACAGGACATGGTGGTGTGGAGGATACTGGTAGTAAGACTCAGATAAACATAAACATTGATTTAGGATCGGTTAAGCAAGAACAAGGAGAAGTTATAGATGTCTAAGATTCAAGTGATTTGTATTGGTTGTGCGACAGCGAATGGCGGCGTATTGGATAAGGGGTTTGTTAATCCGCATTTGTTTTTGAGGGAGTGTGATGTTTGTGGCGAACCGCGGCCGGTGTCGTCTATTTTGGCGTGGGCGAATTTAAACCCGCACGATAAGGAAGCGTATCAAGCTAAGGTTTTACAGCCAAAGCGCACACGGGCTAAAAAGGCAGACGACCTTGGATGAAATTTGAATTAAATTATAAGGCTTCGCCAACGCTTTCGAAGTTTCATAACTCGGCTGCTTTTTTCCGAGGGGTGAAAGGGCCGATCGGCTCGGGGAAGTCTGTGGGGATGTGTTTTGAGCTGTTTGTCGTGATGAAGAGCCAAGCGAAGTCAAGAGATGGGATTCGTCGAACGCGGCATATCGTGGTTAGAAATACCGCACCGGAGCTTGAGACGACGACGTTAAAGACTTGGCTGGACTGGTTCCCTGAGGAAGTGTTTGGTAAGGTAAACCGGAAACCGCCGATTTCGCATCATATTAAGATTGACGATGTGGAGTCGGAAGTTATTTTTTTAGCGTTAGACCGCCCGGAAGATGTTAAGAAATTATTGTCGTTAGAAGCTACAATGATCTGGTTTAATGAGGCGCGTTATATTTTGAAAGAGATTTTAGACGCGGCTACGGGGCGGGTGGGTCGGTATCCGTCGCACAGGGAAAAGCCCGAAGGCTTTGCGGGGCAATGGCCGACACGGTTTGGCGTTATAGCGGACACTAACCCGCCTGATGATTTAGCTGGTGGTACAACATGGCCGAGGTTCAACAGCCGGACGGGTGGGTGTTTTTCGATCAACCGTCTGGGCTTAGTGAAAGCGCAGAGAATGTGGAAAATTTACCGCCTAATTACTATACGAATATGATGGCCGGTAAGCCTCAAGAGTGGATTGACGTGTATGTGCATGGCGATTACGGGTTTATCCAAGAAGGCAAACCGGTATATGGAAACAATTACGTGGATAGCATACATTCAAGTGCGGATGTGAGGTATGACTCGGTATTGCCGCTAATTGTGGGCGTGGACTTTGGACTCACCCCGTCGGCGGTTATCGCTCAGAAAGACCCTTTTGCGCGATGGCGAGTTGTTGACGAGTTTTTAACGCCCGATGGTGAGACATGGCCGCTTCAAGACTTTGCTAGAAATCTGAATAAGTATTTAACCAAAGAGTATGCTCAAGCGAATATGGAGTTATGGGGTGATCCGTCGGGTGGATTTAGAGATCAGCAAGGGATTACGGCGTTTGATTTGTTTAAAAAAGAGAATTTATTTATTCGTCCGGCTCCGTCCAATAAGTTTGAAGTTCGACGAGAAGCGGTATTGTCGCCACTGTTGCGGTCGAGCAATGGCTTACCGGGAATTGTAATCAGCCGACAGAAAGCTCCCATGGTGCGCCGAGGGTTTAATGGCGGGTATCACTATAAGCGATTGAACGTTGGAGGCGAGGCCAAGTATAAATTGGAGCCGGAAAAAAACCGGTTTAGCCACCCACATGATGCGTTGCAGTATGCGTTGTTAGGCGGTGGCGAGCATAAAACAATGTTAGGTCGAAACGAAAAAATGCAAAAACCGACGGTACTTCCGAAATTTAAAATATTTTAGTATACTATGGGCATGAAAAAGATTAAGTGGTATGTGGTGTTTCGACGCATTGCGCCTACCAAACACCCGACTATGCGACTGTTAAAAAAACTTTTAAACCGTAATATTCAGCACGTGTTTGCTTTACGAACAATTAGCCCGCATACGGTGGCCGTTGATTACACGGGGTTTAACATAAACACGAAACTATACGAAAATCAAACGGCTGAGGAAGTTTTAGCCCTGTATTTTGATCGGCCAAAATATCTAATTGTCGAATATGAAACCGAGGAAAAAGATTGTAAGTTAGGGGTTCATATTGGAAATATTATACCCGGATGTGTTAGTATAGTTAAAATGGCACTAGGAATAACTAATTATGCGTTTACGCCGTACAGTTTGTACCGGTGGTTGGTGCTAAACGGTGGTAAAATATGTTTGGCAAATAAAAAACATGGAGGTAAATTATGGGTGGCGGCGGACCGAGATACGACGACTCAGTACAGCGTGAGCAGTTAAGGGTTCAACAAGAACAGTTGTTAGAGCAGGAAGAAGAAAGCCGAGCACAACGCGAGAAAATCGCGCTGGAAAATACTACGGCGTTGTTGGCTTTAAGGCGCGGAACCATGGGGCGACGGTCGTTGTTGTCAACGTCTGAGCGGGGTGTTGTGTGAACGTTAAAGAAAAATTTTTAGCGACGTTTAAAACACTAGAGTCGCGCAAGCAACAATGGGACTCGACGTATGAAGAAGTGTACGAGTATTGTATGCCTCAGCGAAATCTATTTAGCGAAGCGGTTAGTGGTGCTAAACGGGATAACGCTCAAGTTGTTTTTGATTCAACCGCAGTAAACGGGACGCAAAAGTTTGTATCCAATATACAAAACGTGTTGGTGCCGCCAATGAAAAAGTGGGCTCGTTTAAAAGCGGGGATGTTTTTGAAAAACGAAAACGGACAGGACGACGCTGAAACACTTAAAGATCTAGAAACCATAGAGGAAAGGCTGTTTGAGTGTATTCATGCGTCGTCGTTTGATCAAGCAGTGTCCGAAGCGTTGTATGACGTTGCAGCTGGAACAGGAGCTTTACTTATCCGTCCGGGAACAATTAGGCAACCATTACTCGTCGAAGCGGTACCGATTGCTAAGCTATACATAGCAACAGGGGCTGACAACACGGTGGACACTGTGTTTAGAAAAATGAAAGTGCAATACCGAAACATTATGGACACGTGGCCAGATGCAAAAATCCCAAAAGAGATGCAAGACGCCTACGCAGAAAAACACATGGACGAGTGCGAGTTGATAGAGGGGATGTATCCGGCGGAAGTTACGGCAACCTATCTGATCGACGGAGTGCAAAAAACCGAAAAGGTTATGGGGTTTAAGTATTGTATTTTGGCAACCAAAGGCGATCATTTACTTGTGGAGCGCGACGAGGAGTTTTTACCGTGGGTGGTGTTCCGATGGTCGGTGGTTGCTGGCGAGTGGTATGGCCGGGGGCCGCTTTTGTATGCACTACCCGATATTAAAACGCTTAACAAGTCGATAGAATTTGACTTAAAAGCAGCAGCAATGACCGGGCAGCCGCCGTTGCTTGTTGGTGACGATGGCGTTATGAGTTTAGAGAACATGAAACTTGAACCGGGTATTGCGATACCGGTGTACTGGGATATGGCGGGGCCAAAGATTCAATACTTAAATCCACCGCCGTATTCTAATTTACAACGGATTATCGTTGAGGACTTGCGGAAAAACATTAACGAAATGTTATTTACGGACCCGCTAGGCCCGATCGATGCGCCAGTAAAGACGGCTACCGAGCAAACGATTCGGCAGCAAGAATACGCTAATCGATCGGGCTCCTCGTTTGGGCGGTTGTTTAGAGAGCTTGTGGCAAAAACCATTGATGTGTCCTTAAAAACGTTAGAGAAAGTGATTGACCCGGACGGTAATCCAATTGTAGAGTTAGGTATGTTTCGGGTAAATGGGCTGGAAATTAATGTTCAGAGTCTGTCACCATTGGCTACGTTGCAAGAAGAGGAAGAAATCTTGAACCTTATGCGCTATTCACGGCACATGATGGAGATTAAAGGCCCAGAAATGCTAGAGACAGTGTTAAATACAGCAGAATATGCTCGTAAAATTGCCACGCATTTGAGCTTACCGGAGGGCATAGTACCAACGGAAGAGCAATCCGCCCAGATTCAACAGAACATTATTGGCATGGCGCAGCAACAACTAGGCCAACAAACGCCAGAGGCAGCGCAGTGATACAAATACCGTTTAGCGACGAGGAAAAACTAGTGTTAATCCGGTTACTTAGAACCCCAGACGGGCAACAAGCGTTGAAAATTTTGGAAGATAACACGATTGGGAAGCCAGTTATTCAACTGGTGCACCCGGATAGTGGCAATACTTTAATGGCAGCGGCACAACGAGAAGGACAGAACAGTGTAGTACGACAACTTAAACGACTTTTAGAGCAGGTAAAAAATAAAGCTAAGGAGGCTAATTAATGTCATTACTTGAAACCCCAACAGAAAGTGTAGAAACAGAAAACGCGCAAGCAGAAAGTGTAGAAGCACCGGCAGAAGTTGTTAGTGCTGAAACGGAAACTGCAGATTTATTGGGGGGTAAGTATAAAACCGCTGGCGATCTAGCGGCTGCATATAGCGAGCAAAGTAAATACATTGGAGAATTGCGGAAGAACGTTAAAGAGATTGAGGCCAAATACACAGCCCCAGAAAACTACGATTTTAATTTTGAAGAGGGGGGACAGTTAGAGAAGTACAAAGAGTTAAGCGAAAATTTAGACTTGCCGTATCTTGCAGAAGTTTTTAAGAAAAACGGATTAAATAAAGAGCAAGCCGAAGGGGTGCTTGAAAGCTATTTAGAGTCGATTGAAGCGGCGAAAGTTAAACCCGAAGACGAGTTGCTAAAACTTGGACATCGAAAAGAGCAAGTGCTTGGTGAGCTTAATAACTATAAAAAGGGGTTAAACGAAGCCGATCAAAAAATACTGGATAGCATGGCTACGACCGGAGAGGCCTTGGATTTTCTACACCGAAATCTAGTTAAACCAAATTTAACTATTCCCTCAGGCAACGCAGCCGCAACCCCAAAACAATCGGCGGACGAGCTTTTAATAGAAGCTAGACAGTATCAGAAAGAAAATGGTCATTTGTTTGAGGCCTACCCCGCAAAACAGGAAGAGTATTTAGGCAAAATGCGAAAATACTTTCAAGCGGCTGGAATACGGGTTGACAATTAAAAAAAAGTAAGTTATACTATTTGTAGTTTTTTTATGGTAACCTTTTTACGAAGCCCATAAAAACTAAAGTTGACCCAAACTTTAAATGGCAGATGAGGCCCGCTAAGTGGCGATAACCCAATTTGACTGTTGTATTAGTTGTTAAGAATTGAGGATAAATCATGTCATATAATATTTTAAACACTATCCAATTCAAAACGTTTGAATCGGATGTTCATCACGAATTTATTGAAGAAGGCGGAACATTAAGAAATACTGTACGGGTTAAAACTACTGGCGGAGAATCGCATCAGTTTCCAATTTACGGAGCGATCCGAATGACCGAGCACTCTGTTGGTACGGAAGTTTTACAGAGTAACCCCCCGGTTTCTAAAATCACCATCACAATTAAACGATACGCTGGGCGTGTATCTTGTGATGATTTTCTAAAAAGCGAAGTTAACTACGACGCAATTGCAGAGTTAAAACCGGCAATTACCGGAGCGTGTCGCCGAAAAGAAGACCAGATTATCATTGACGCTTTGGTTGCGGCCTCTCCGTCAAAAACTGTTGCTAAAAACATATCTGGTAGTAACGACAACCTAAACGTTGCAATGATTGCTCAAGCAGCGTTATTGCTTGACGAAGACGGGGTACCAGATGAAGGCCGTTACATTGTTGCGAGCGCACGAGGCAAACACCACTTGACTCAAGAAACCGATGTTAAAACGATTGATACGAGCGCAGTCAAAACTTTGGTGAATGGTAGCATCTCTAGCTTTTACGGCTTTGATTTCAAATTCATTGGCAATAACGGAGCAGAAGGTGGCTTACCTTTGGCTACTAATGACCGAACAAACTTTGCGTATGTTCGAGATGCCGTTGGTTACGTCATGAACCGAGATTTCACTATGCGAGTAGAGTATAACGCGAATACTATCTCTGACGAGATTGTTATGTACTTTTCGGCCGAGGCTGGCGTTATTGATGCGTCTGGTTTGGTAAAAATTACTACTGACGAGTCATAGGAGGACAGGAAAATGGCATTTGATATTAATTCATTTAAAGCGATCACTCAGTACGGACAGGACACTCCCGATCTGTTTATTTACAGCTCCGCCGATGCGTTGTCTGTGATTCGAACAGCTGGGTATTTCAATGATCGGTCCGTAAACTTGAAAGTGAACGACATAATTCTTGTTGTGTCTTCAACTGGCGGAACTCCAGTTCACAGTTTTAACGTTGTTAACAGCAACACTGGTGGCGTCGTTGACGTAACCGATGGGCTTGTTATCACAGCTACTGACACAGACTAGAGCTTATGACGCTTACAAAAGTTAGCTTGTGTACGGCCGCGCTACTTCTGATTGGAGCTGACGAGATCACGTCGTTTTCCGATAGTACGCGCGAGGCTAAACTATGTAAAGCGTTATATGACACGACTAAGGATGGCTTGTTACAGAGCCATCCTTGGCGGTTTGCGATTAACCAAATTGAGCTTAATAAATTAGCGGCGACTCCGCTATATGGGTTTTCTTCGGCGTTTCAGTTGCCAGCTAATTATTTACGGTTGGTTAAGAAAGATCCGCCGACGTTAGACTACGAGATTCACGAGGATAAAATATACTGTAACGCAACGGCGTTGAAAATCACGTATGCGTTCTCTCCGCCCGAAAATAAGTTCCCGGCCTATTTTGCCCGTGCGCTTGAGTTTGCTATGGCTCGACTACTGGCTATTGCCTTGCAAGAAGACTCGGATAAAGCGATGGTCTATGGCAATCTATTAAAACAGCAG